TTAGGTATGTTTAGATTACTAAAACCTTACCTAGAACAAATAGACAATATACATGCATTAGAAAAGATAATGTATAGTAAGAAGTTGACCGTTGCAGGTCAAGTTGATTGTATTGCAGAATACAATGGTAAATTGTCCGTTATTGATTTCAAAACTGCCAATAAAGAAAGAGTTGATAGTTGGAATGAAAACTATTATATTCAATGTACTGCTTATGCAATAATGTATGAGGAGTTATTTGGTACGCCAATAGAACAAATTGTTATTCTTCAAGCCGGTGAAGATGGCTCTGCTAAGGCATTCGTAAAGAACAAATCTGATTACGAGGAAAAACTTGGCAAGGCAATTGAAGGCTTTTATAAATATTATGAAGAGAAGACAAAAGGCACATTAAAGTCATAATGGTCTCTTAAAAAGGAGCAACCAATGTTAAAAGAAAACTTGTTGTTGGCCTTTTTGCTAAGTTTCATCTTATTTACTAGTGTAGCTACAGCAGACCATAAACCAACAACCGAATATGACGGACTAGCATGGTCCCAATTACCAGTTATTTGTGGTACAACAGAGTCAGTAAACGAATATTTAATACATAACGAATTTGAATTAGAAAGTCTATCAGTAGGCAAAGAAAACGCTCAAGAGAGTGGTCAAAATGTTTACATGGTATCATACTTTATAAACAAAGAGAGAACTCAAACAATGTCAGTTATTACAGCACCATCAGGTATGGAAAGTTGTATGTTATACAGGTCATTTGAGTTGATGTTTCCTGGCCTGATGTTATAAACTAGACTTTACATTTTAAAGAGAGTGTGATATATTGTTATTATGAATAGTAAAGAATTTAGTTTAATTATAGAGGGTGTGGTCAAAGATAAGAGACCAATCACTTATATGGACGCAATACTATGGTATTGTGAAGAGAATCAAATAGAGGTCGAATCAGTAGGCCGATTAATTTCAAAAGCATTAAAAGAAAAAATACAGGTAGAGGCCAGTAAGGCTAATCTAATAAAAATACCTGAAACAGGAAAGTTGCCGGTGTAATGAATATAGAACTGGTGGATAAAATGGGTAGTGATACATCTATTGTAAATGCAGCTCGTGTATCTTTTGGTAAAGAAATTAAAGAGATGTCTGAACGAGATGAAAGACTAATTAAGTATTTGGCAGAGCATGAACATTGGTCACCATTTGCTCATGCAAGTTTACAGTTTAGAATTAAAGCACCAGTATTTGTAGCAAGACAGTTAGTAAAACACCAAGTTGGTCTTGTTTGGAATGAAGTTAGTCGTAGATATGTTAATGATGAGCCTCAATTTTATATACCTTTTATGTGGCGTAAATTTGCTGAAGATAAAAAACAAGGTTCTAGTGATGAAGAAGTGCCTTATGATATTACAGATTTTATTAAGAAGTCAAAAGAATTATATAATGATATGTTAGAATCAAAAGTAGCACCAGAAATGGCAAGAATGGTATTACCACAAAACATGATGACCGAATGGATTTGGTCAGGTACTTTATATGCATTTGCTCGTGTATGTAATTTGAGAAACAAACCAGACGCACAACAAGAAACAAGAATGATTACAGGACAAATGGAAAAACATATGAAAGACCATTTTCCTATAAGTTGTAAATATATATTAGACACAAAAACTTTCGTAGAAAATTGGGATATATGAAATATAAAGATAAGATAGAAGATTTTTTTAAATGGGTCAAAGGTACAGAATTAGTTGAATTAGACGACATTGATGTATCAGAGGATCCAGTAAGACCTGAACTTACTCTTGGTTTTAGAATTACAAACGACAGAAAAATATTTGGCCTAAAATATAATGATGAAATTGAGGCTATTGTTTGTGTTGCATTTTGTCCTGAAGTACCTTACACCGTAAGAGAAATGGACTATATGTCAAGAGTAAGCGAAGGCAAAACTATTGCTATTGCATATACGGTATGGTCAAGAAAAAGAGGTGCAGGCAGAGAGATTATACAAAAATTAAGAGATTGGATAATTAAAAATAAATATGCAAGATTGGTAACACTTTCACCATTAACACCAATGGCTACACACTTTCATATTAAGAATGGTGCCAAACAGGTACATATCAATGAAGAAACACAAAACTTTGAATATAAATTATAAGAAGAGAAACCCTATGGCTCAAGAAGTTAGAACACCGAAGTATAAAACACAAGTGGTCAAGGCCAAAAAAGGTAAGGGTAGTTTTAAACGAAAAAAAGGTATATGATGTATGGTGGATTTGATGTATTTAAAACATATTTGGCAGTTAAGAACCATTTTACTACAGATTACGATTATACCAAATATGGTGGTAGGGTTACGGCAAAGTTGGAAAGTTTTACTAAAAGGCCTGACAGGTACTTTTTTCATAAGTTATCTAAAAGATATAATGAACGAGATATATTGGATTTTTTTGTTAGTAATTTTGCTGTTGACGGTAATAAGTGGATTGGTAATGTATTAAACAATGAGGGTGCTGAAAATTATACCAAGTATAGAAAGTATAAAGAGTCATTTGATTACCATTTTAGGAACGATTGCGTGGCTATTCGTAATGACCTTGACAATCGTGGTATTCTTTTTAATGATGGCTTTGTTGTACATAGCGGACAACATCCTAGAATTTTACGATTACATATTCAAAGGAAAATTCACATCCAGACCACCATCATACTTGACACAATACTATCGTTTAGTAAGATATGGAATAAAGAAATTACTGAAAAAGTTGTATGGCCTAAAATCGCACATACGCTTACGAAGTTAAGACCGTTTGTGAAGTATAATCAAACGCAAGTTAAATTAATAATGAAAGATGTATTTGTAAATGACAAAAGATGAAGTGTATAGAAAGTTAGACGATAAGATTAAAGATTTAAAATCAACAAGAGTATTTAAAAAGGTAACACCAAAAGGTGACCTATCTTGGTATATAAAATGGATTGCTAGTGTATTTTTGATGATTGCAGTTTGTTTCAGAGCTTCTGACTTTAATCATATGTTTGATTTGTATTTTAGTTTTTTAGGAACAATTGGTTGGTTAATTGTAGGTTATCTATGGCATGATAGAGCATTAATATTTTTAAATGCAATCTTGTCAACGGTATTATTAATTGGTATACTAACAGAATTATCAAGGTGTACTGATTGTATGATACCATTATAGGAGTTAGAATGAATAAAATAAAAGAATTTTGGTTGTCATCTTACGAGTCTGATAAAGTGGCATTTTATTATGAACTTATAAGTTTTGTTTTTATAGTAAGTGCAAGTATGACAATGGCTTTTACGGCAGACAATCCTGATATGAGATACATCTATCCAGGTTATTTCATTGGTAGTTTAACAGCTGTGTATGCACATTATCGTAGAAAATTGGCATGGCCAACAATGTTAGTAGGTTATTTTACACTTGTTAATATATTTGGTTGGTGTGTTGCAATGGGGTGGTTTTGAAAAGAGTTTTTATAATTGGTAATGGTGAAAGTAGAAAAGGTTTTGATTTAGCAAAACTACGACAACATGGTACTATCTATGGATGTAATGCAATCTACAGAGAGTTTATGCCAGATGTTATTACTGCTGTTGACCATGGTATTATGCATGAGATATATCATGCTGGTGTAGCAGATATAATTCCAACTTATTTAAGAGATTGGACTAAAGTGCCTGCCATGACATACGAACAAATGATTTTAGGTGGTATGGATAAAATAGAGGCAGAAAAACATTTAGATGAGGTACTAGTTACCAATGAAAGAGGCAATGCAAAAGAATATGTAATGCATGGGTCATCTTTGAGTGGTATTGTTGACATGGTCAAACGAAATGGTGAGAAGTTTAAAAAACAAATACAAAACTCAACAATCAAAGTATCATGGATTACAGAGAATGATAAGTCAACATCATTGGCAGATATTATGAAACCAAAAGACCATGGTTGGGCTTGTGGTGCAAGTGCAGGATATGTAGCAATTCATAGAGAAAAACCAGACCAAGTATATCTCATAGGACACGACTTATACAGTACAACCGACAAGGTAAACAATCTATTTAAGAGTACCAAACATTATGTCTCAAAGGAGAACGGTCCTACGCCTGCCATTAACTGGATTAGACAATGGTATACGCTGGCAGACTGGAATCCCAATATAGATTTCATCAAAATCAATAGAAGTAATGACGGTAGAGACAAGGTCAATGGACCTATAGAAGAGTGGAAAGATAGAAAAAACATATTATACGCCGATTATTCCACGCTTGACAATCTGCTGTAAATGGTGTATATTAGTAAACAATATGCGTAAACATTTTACAATTGCAAGTGTATTATTCTTTCTGGCTGAATATAGCTTAAGAGGGCTAAAGGCATGGGCATGGAGGGTTACGGCCGAGTGGCTGAAGACACCATGTTTAGTTTTGAGTAGGGACTATCTTTCTCATAGATGGACTCTTCCTGGAAGATTGTGGGTGCGTTCCAACTAATCCCACGAAAGACGCATATTGTTTATTAATGTATAACAGAGAATTAAAATGAATATAAAAAAACACACATTTAAATTTAGAACTGGTGATACAGATGAAAAAGGCGGCTGTACATTTATCGGCGGCTCTTGGAAAGATGTAACAACAGACGAATTATTTAAAGGCAAAAGAATATTGATGTTCAGTTTGCCTGGTGCATTTACACCAACATGTTCAGGTGAAGAACTACCTAGTTATGATAGAGAGTTTATGGACTTTATGAAAAAGGGCATTGATGATGTTTATTGTGTATCAGTAAATGACGCCTTTGTAATGAATGCTTGGGCAAGAGATTTAGGAATTAACAAAGTTAAGATGATACCTGATGGTTGTGGTACTTTTACTAGAAACATGGGTATGCTTGTTAATAAACCAAAACAAGGATTTGGTTTAAGGTCATGGAGGTATGCAGCTATTATTAATGATTGTGAAGTTGAAAAATGGTTTATTGAACCAGGCTTCAATAATTATAGTGATGACAGCGACCCTTATGAAGTGAGTAATCCACAAAATGTGTTAAACTTTTTAACCAAAGCTTGACATTTAAATGGATATATATTATAGTATATAATAATACAATAATACGAATACATTAATACAAATACGGAGAATACAAAAATGGATTTTGAAACATTAAAATCAAGTCAAAGCAACTTTGACAAAATAACAAAGGCTCTGGAGAGCAATCAATCTCCTGAAGAGCAATCAAAAAATAACAAATATACAGACGAAAGAATCTGGAAACCTGAACTAGATAAAACTGGTAATGGTTATGCAGTAATCAGATTTTTACCTGCTACGGCTAATGAAGAAATGCCATGGGTAAGAGTTTGGTCTCATGCTTTCCAAGGTGCTGGCGGATGGTATATTGAAAACTCTTTAACAACATTAGGTCAAAAAGATCCGGTGAGTGAAGAGAATACTAGACTATGGAATACTGGTGTTGACGCAGATAAAGATATTGCCAGAAAAAGAAAAAGAAAATTATCTTACTATTCAAATATTTTGGTCGTAAGTGATCCAAAACATCCTGAACATGAAGGTAAAGTTTTCTTATTCAAATTTGGTAAGAAAATCTTTGATAAGATTACTGAAGCAATGCAACCAGCATTTGATGACGAGAAGCCAATTAACCCATTTGATTTTTGGAAAGGTGCAAACTTTAAACTAAAAATCAGAAAAGTAGATGGTTTCTGGAACTATGACAAATCTGAATTTGAAGCAGTTTCGCCAATACAAGGTGACGATAATGCAATTAAAGGCATTTGGGCGAAACAATATGCTCTACAACCTTTCGTGGCAGCTGATAATTTTAAACCTTATGACGAGCTCAAGGAGAAACTGAATAGGGTATTATCGGGTACACGAAGCGCTGAGACCGTGGAGAAAACGGACCTCCCGCCAACTTCAAACGGTAAAGCGAAAAGCGAAGATGTAGCTAATCCTACATCAGCAGGTGAAGATGATGATACATTAAATTACTTCTCTAAACTTGCAGACGAGGATTAATACTCCTTTCTCTCTCTTACATCAAGCTTTAAAAGGGTGCTTAGTTTCACTAGGCGCCCTTTTTTCATTATAAATATCCATATGGTAGGAATACTTGATACATTAAGAAATAAACAAGGAGAGGTGCAAAAATCAGCTTCTTGGTATAGAAATGCTATAGGCAATTTGAGGTCAACGCCTTCAGCACGAAAATTGATGAGTCAAGGCAGACTTAATGGTAGACCAAGTGGTGGTAGATTAAATTTGTTTTTCTATGACCCTAAATTGAAACAGAAATTGCCTTATTATGATACTTTTCCATTAGTGTTGCCTTTAGAACCAATTAAAAGAGGTTTTTTAGGTATGAATTTTCACTATCTACCTTACCTGTTAAGATTACGATTGTTAGAATCTTTATCTGGTTATTCAACAGATTTTAAGAACATGACAAAGAATACAAAATTAGATGTTAGTTATGATAGAGTTGGTGATATGGGTTTAGTTAAACCTACATTAAAGAAATACTTATGGAATCATGTACGATCAAACTTTTTAAGAATTGATGTTGATGAAGCTGCAATAGCAGTTATGTTACCAGTACAACAATTTAAAAAG